CTGTTCCCCTTCCGGTTTCTACCATTGTGAAATTTTCCATTTTGTTTGGTTTTTTATGTGTTGGTTTATATTATGTATTTAAAAAAAAGGAGGAGTGTTGACCCCTCCTTTTAGTATTATTTATTTAGATTAGAATGATCCACCAGTGATTGGGTTTCTCATAACAATTTTCAATACCTTAGTTGGGTCTTTTACCCAGATAGCTGGCATTGTTTGTGACATCATTACACGGTAACCATTGAATTGTCCAGAAGACTGGAATCCTTGGCTGCGTCCCATATAATCCATTGTACCATTTTGGTACCACCACTTCAATTGATTATCCCAAGACAACTTCAATAAGAAGATATTGTCATTAGTGTTATCAGTGATATCAAAGATAATGAAGTTATAAGAAGATAATGGGAAACCATCAATGATTGGGTTTTCAATATCATTAGTATGAACATTGTCAAATGCAGGATTCAATACAAACTTCACATTAGCCAAGAATGGGATAACATAAGAAGTGTAAGCAAATCCAAAGTTCAAGTCCATTCCTTTACCAGTGATAGCACCAATGTCAGCAGCTTGAATCAATAGACCTGAAGATACTGCCTCAACTCTGATTGCTTCATTAACCATACGCATTCCACCCATACCAGTTTGAACAACTAATGCTCTCTTTGGATCTGGACCCTGGAATTCAACTTTACCATTGAAGAAATTATAAATCTCAGAACGGAACAAGTCTAATGTAAAGTTATTTTTGTTGTAGATTCTTTTGAAAGAGTTATCTAACTGCTTCCATAAACCAACTGATAATCTTAGATCATCTGGACCATCTTGCTTAACACGTCCACCTTGACCCCACATAAGGTAAGTTTCAATGTCAGTAGCAATTTTAGACAAGTGAGCAGCTTCCATAGCAGTAAGGAAAGTTCTAGATAAGTCACCATTATCAAATGCTTTCTTAACTTTATCTTTACCCATTACTTTAACCATATCTTCTAAAGATGTGATAGATGGATCATTGTTAGCTCCGAAGTTTCTCCAGATCTCAGTTACAGGAACTGTACCATCTGCATTCATACCACCTTTGATCATCAAGTCAGCACGGCTAGAAATAGAATAATGAACATGAGCTTCAGCACCACCTACAAAGTTGTAGAATTCACGGAAACCAGTTCTTGTTGTGATGTCAGAGAATCTTTCACCATATTCACCTCTTGCTGAACCTTTACGGAATACTTTAGTTCCATTAGCTAAATACTTACTATCTAAGTATTTGAAGTTGTCATTGTTAACTAACTGTACAGTATAGATATATCCATCACCAATTGGAAGGATATCATCTGCTGTAATGTACATCTCAACACCATTGTACTTGTCATATGTGATGATATCACCATGTCCAAATTCACGTCTGTTTAACTTGATGCGGAATGTAGTACCATCAATACCTTTGAATTGTACATCAGCTTCAATATCTTCAATGATGTATGGAAGATCTGTAGAGACAGGAGTCTGCCACTTGTACTCTCCACGAGCATTATCAACATTGATTACATTCTTCCCACCAAAACTTGACATTTGGTAAAGAGGCATTTCAACTCTTTGAGCCATTGCCCAAAGATCAACAGGACCTAAATCCATAGGTTCTGCATCTTTTAACATATTCACCAGGTGGTAAGAATCCACATGGGAACTTGCATTGTAAGCGGTATCCCGGAGGAAAATACCATTGTTCATTACTGGAGTTGCCATTTTTATTTATTGTTTATTTGTTACTAATTAAAATCTCTTAAACAAGTTGTTCTGTCTAGAGAGTGTCTTTTGCGGTTTTGAATAATTACTTCTTGACTCATTTTCTTCAACAGAAGGTGAAGATGTAATTTTTCTAGACTCCTCAGTCTTTAATTGTCTTACTACTTTCTCAGTAGTTTGTTTTGATCCCTGATCTCTTACCTTACCTTTGTATCCTTCTGGATCTGCAAGTAACCATAATGCTTCAGCAATCAAATCATGTCTTGGTTCAACAAACTGATACTTTTCAAGTAAATGACCAAGTAGGTTAGTTTGTTTACCAGAGATTGAAGGATAATTAGGTTGTACTAATCCTGAGTAAAGCATACTCTGTACTTTCTTATCTAATTTTACTCCTCCTATGTCACCTGTTATAAGAGTATTATACACACTGTCTGTATAATCTTTTGCCTGCTTCTGTTGTTTATCTTTTCTAGTCTCTTGTTCTGCCAATTGTCTTGCAACAATTTCTTCTTGCATTCTATCTAATTTAGGTTTGAACTGATTAGCTTTTTGTTGTAATTTATCAACATCTCTCCAATCTTCTATTTCAGATTCAATTTCATCTGGTGTTCCAAATCCTGTAGCATATAAATATTGTCTTGCAATCTCTGCTTGATCATATTCATCTTCTGGATTTAAATCCCTCATTTCTTCTACATGAGCAAGAGTTCTAAATAAACCTTTAAGATCTTGTCCACCATCAGCTACATACTTAGCAGCAATTTGAAGTTCTTCAGGTAATGCTTTAAAGAATTCCTTTGGAACATTCTCTCTAACCTTATTCTCTTTTTCTTTGAAGTTAGCTTCAAATAATTCTCTAAAATCTTTTGTGGTATACTCATCTAAAGACTTCTCATCATCAAAAGGCATTAGAGCACCTTCTTCAATCATCTTCTGAGCTAACTCAGCAAGACCAGATTTATCTACCTTAGGTCTTCCTTTGTTACCAGCTTCTTCTTCTTGGCTGATTAAACCATTAAGTTCATTAATAGTTTCTTCAACTTCTGCTTTCTTTTCTGCAGCTTCCTGTTTTTCAGAAACAGTTGCTGTAGGGTTGTCAAGGAACGTAATGTCTGTTTCATTTTTAGTGAACAGAGTTTTTGGTTTCTCAGATACATTATCACCATCAGATGGCAACATTATACTTTCCGCACCTGGGTTACCAAAAAGTTCATCAATATTTACATCTGCTTGTCCTACCGTTGTAGAATCTTGTACCTCATCATTGAGGTTTTTTGTTTCTTCACTCATTTTGTTGGTTTTTAATTATACTATAATATACAAATTAAACTTGAGAAATTTATACTAATAAAGTAATTTTGTGCACTATATAGCTAAACTACTTCTTTCCTTTCTCATTTTTCTTATCATCAAACTTATTTTTGTTTTCTCTTGCAATCTGAAGTTGTTTGTCAGCTATATCTTGTTGTACTTGTAACTTCTGTCTTTCAATATCCATCTTCTGAGTTGATCTCATATTCTCATTAGTCTGCTTTTCTCTCTGTAAATCAGTCTGTTGTTGATATTGTTCAGACTGTCTTATCTCTTTCATAGAGTCTTCATAGTCAGATACTTTATTTTCATTGATATCTTTCATAGCACCAAAACCTGCAGATCTAATTTCAGCTACAGTAATTTCTTTCTGTATCATCTTATCATCTCTTTCAGCATTAGCTTGAATCTCCATTTCTTTTTGTTTCTGAGCAGATGCAAGTTGTTCTTGTTGCATTTGTTGTTGTTGCTGCATTTCTTGTTGTTTCTGTTCTTGTTGTTTAGCTTCAGATGCTTTCATAGCAGTATTAAGTTCTGCAACAGAATCAGATTGAACAATTTTACCAAGGTCATAGATAGAAGCACCAGTAGTATTATTCTGCATAGCCATTTGTTTAAGCTGTTCAAGAATAGCTCTATGGTTTGCAGTAGTAGTACAGAAGATGTTTAAGTCTCTTAGTAATAAATCAGTTCCATTAATTTGGAAATTAACTTTATCATCTGCTCCTGTGATATAACTTAATCTTGCAGATGGTTTAGTAGAATTATAAAACTGAGCTAAGTCAGTTCTCATCTGATGTACTCTTGGCATTAGGTAATCACAATGTTGTATAAAGAATACTTCTGTTTGTGCATAAGAAGCAGAAGCTGCTTGCTCTACACCGGTTGCAGTCATTTGTGATAACTGTTGTCCCATTCTTTGTGGATTTAAACCAATAACTTCAAATGCTTGTTGCTTAAAGTGATTAGCTAAATTTACCCTTGACATTAATCTTTCTGTCTGAGATAGATCTAGTTTTTGGAAATGTTGAAAGTTAAGAGCATTTTCTGTATTAGTAATAGATGTATCAAGAGGAAGCATTTGGAAATTCTTCATTGCAACATATGCTTTAGCTAAATTACCTTTTCCCCAGTCTTCTCCTAAAGAGTGTCTAGGAAGAGTGTTCTGATCCAACATGATGATAGTACCTAACTCATCTACTAATATGTCAGCAATCTGGTTGTTTACTATGTTATATCCAATTTGAAATGGTTTCATTAAATCTATAAGAGCTGTAGACTTAGTATTTCTATCAGAAAAGACTGCTCCTTCTACAGGAAGTTTACATCCATATAAACTTTGGTCACCCTTAAATTGAAATCTTAATGGTGCAATATGGTTCTTATCTACTCCAATATATATAGGAGAGAATCCACCTGGGTTGTTCATACCCCAGAATGAAGGAATATTTGGTCCAATCTTTACACCACCCCATACTTCATTAATCCAGATCCAATCTATATGTTCACCAAAGATTAAGTTATCCTTGTTTTTGTTTTTAAATAGTCTTGTATCATAGATAGGTTTATCTTCTACTTTATAATCTTCTGTGATGATCTCATTTATTACTTCACCATTTTCAGATATCTTAGTTAAGTGACCTACCTTTCTTTGTGATTTCCAATAACCTGTAGTTACTCTTAATAAGTATGCAGTTCCAAAGTCATAGTAATCTTCTCCTTCTGACATTATACTTGCAATAATATCACCACCATTTGTTACAGTTCCTGCAGCTAATGAAGTATATTGTCTATAAGCTAATGAAGGCATGTTAACATTCCACTCATGAGATTTAGTTGCATCATAGAATGAACCATCATTTTGTTGACCACCAATGTTATATCCAGCTGATCTAATTGGATATACATTTTCTAAAGCTTCTAACTGATCTTGTGTTAAGATATAACCATATCTATCAATTACATCTGACACAGTCATCATATCTGTTTTACCTACCCAGTTACCTTGAGATATATATCTTGCATCTGGAGATTTGTGATAGAATGTAATTGGCGGATTCCATAGTTCTACTTCATAATCATCCTCCATCATTTTAAAATGCCAGAACTCTCTATCAGTAATTAGCATATCTCTAAAGCCTCTTTCTTCTAGTTCATCCATTTTAAATCTTTCTACATCTACTTTATGTTGATGAGAAGCCCATTGTTCTGCCATAGATCTATAATCCTTTTTAAAGAATTGTTCTATCTCTGGTAATGTCTTAAGATTTTCTGGTGATAATTGTTGTTGTGCTTCTTCTGATTCCGGATCTAATCCTTGTTCCATTAAAGCAGCAGCAAGTTTTACTTGAGCATCAGCTAATAAAACTTCTTCTACAGCTGTTCTTTTTTGCTCCATCATGTCATTGTATGAATACTCATCAACAGCACGGTAAGTTAACTTAGTAGATCTTTTAGCAAACTCTGCAACTAATACATTAACAACATTTGGTATAATAGGGTAAAACTTTAATTCTAAAGCTGACACATCTTCTTTTGTTAATGTCTCAACTATATCTCTGTAGTCATTATCATCTTCAACTATATAATCAGATTTATCTATTACTCCTTTTGCAAGTTTATAATTCTTCATTAACTTTCTTGCATTCCTGCGGATTTGTTTTAATCCATTCCACTCTAACCAGTCTAAATTCCATGCCGCCCATTCTTCATCTTTGTCTTTACTAGATAAAAACTGCAAAGGTTGAGTAATACTACCCATCCTATTATGTTGTACTTTTGCTCCTTTTTTGAGCTGCATTGCATTATATACTTGCATAATTTTTATTTATAATTTTTAAAAGGAGATCTTTTAACCCCTTGTCCATTTTTATAATGAGCTTTACCCATATGCCTAAACGGACTACTATTTAATTTAAACAAATTTTCTGACTTTTGCAAGTTTTTGCTTGCATCATCCATTATTACTCTTTTAGCATAACCTCTGTTTGCTTGTTGTATTCTCATAAATGCAACCATTGCAGAAAATGCAACAAGTCTATCCACGTTAAGTCCATCTGTATATGCATGCATTTCTTTTAATAACATAATATCTGGTATTCTTTCTACACCATATGTAGTTCTTACTATAGTACCATCAGATTTTGTTTCAGTATCTAGTTCTTCTTTAGTATACTCTATGACATAACTAAGAAGATGGTGTTTAAATAATACTCCGGTGTTTCTCCAACCATACTCCTGGAAGACGTTAGCATTTGCACCTAAATCTTTTAAGAACATAATCTGACTCTTAGGTACTAGATATCTTTGTTTCTTCTTAGATATCATATACTGAATAAACAATGAGATGTTATTCTCTATTACTGTCCATGCATTATACCATTCTATAATTAACTCTAGTCTCTGGTGAGTTTTATTAAGGTCATCAAATCTACCACACCATGCAGCTACTATTTTATCTTGTTCTATATATGTTTCTGAATCTCCTAATGTATGTTTAGTTACTTCTACTGGAGCTTTCATTACATAGATAGAACATAGTGAATCACTGGTAGTAGTTTTTCCTTCCGCTACAGGGTCAATGGATGCATAATACTGTCCAAAGGTTGGGTCTTTAATTGGTCTTTCCCATACAACTAAACAACCAGTTTTATCTTCAGTCTTTTTACTTATTGGAAATTCAGATATTGGTAACTTATTACTATCCTTAACTTTTACTTTTCCTGTTTCATCTCTAAATATATCTAAGTACTCATATGAGTATTCTTTATCTTCTATTCTTCTTATTTGTGCAGTAACAAGATGTGATGGAAACTTAGATATTTTTCTATGTTTAAATGCTTCTGCAATATTTCTAGGATGCTGAGATATCTCTAACTGATAATCCTCAGGGTCCATAGATTTCTTTATCTTCTCAAAATAGTCATCTAATGCTTG